GACCAGCCGCAGCGAGCCGCCGATGCGGCGCCAGTCGCCGGACACCTGGCCGGCCGCGCGCAGTTCCCGGATTCGGGACTCGGACGTGCCAGGCCGGATGGCGCCGGCGACCCAGATGCCGTGCGCGTCGTTGCCGACGGCCACGTCCGCCACGGCCGCGCCGGTGTTGTCGTAGTGATCGGACGCGGCTCGGTAGCCGTACGAGAGCGGAGCATGCCCGGTGCCGACGGTGATCTGACCGACCTGGACCGACGAACCGTCCTCGGTCCAGACGTTGCCGGTCATGTAGTACGGGTGGCTCTCCTCGTGCGGCGGCGTCACGCACACGCCAGCCTGCCCAATGTGGCAGGTACCCCACAGCGCGGCGTGTCCGTACACACGGCCCTCCGGGGTCACCGTGATACCGGTCGGGACGGACAGGTGCGGGTCGCTGAACCACTCGGCCGGCGGACGCACCGGAGCCTCCACAGAGGCCACGCGCGCGCGTGGAACGCGGGCCTCACGCACCGCACCGATCGGTTCGCCGCCGGCGACTACCGCGCCGTCCTCACCCAACAGGGCGATGTACGCCTCCGCGAAAGCGGGGATGTCCACCAGCGTGGCCGCCCGGATGCGGCCCTTGTTGAAGACGACTTTTTCCGGGGAGGCGAAGAGCTGCGCGAACGGGTCGCCCTCGCCGCCGGCGTCCGGCTGGTCCGGCCACACCAGCTCCATGTCGGCGTCCTTGATGGAGTCGACGTCCACGCTCACGCCACGCAGGAACCCGCCCTTGATCTTGTCGTGGGCGCGCTGGCCGTTCTCATCGGAGAGGTCCAGCATGCCCTCGCCCATGATCAGGCCGTTGTCGTCACGCCACACTCGGTCGATGCGGCCCACGTTGACGGCCTTCGTCCTTGGCTCGCCGCCGTGGCTGTCCTCGATGTTCCAGCGCAGCGGCAGCGGCGGGTCGGCCCAGGTGAGCGCGTCAGGCTTGAACTCCCGGCCGTCACCGGTCTCGATGCCCTCCACGGTGAGCGGGCCCCGCCACGGCGCGGTCGGCCCGTCACCCATGGCGTCGAGCGACTTGCCCTCCACGGCGTCCGCGTCGGCCGCCGCACCCTGGGCAAGGGCTTCAGCTCCGCCGACGGCCTTTTTCGCCGGAACGCACCCGTCGCCGGCTGGGTCCGGCTCCCACCCGGGCGGGCACTTCACGGCCGCCGACTGCCCGGTGGGCACGCAGCCGTCGCCGTCCGGGTCGGGCTTCATGCCGGGCGGGCACTTCGGCGCGAACACCGTGTCTTCGTAGCCGTCCTCCACGCCGAAGGCGGCACGCTCCAGGGCCGTGGCCTGGAGGCTGTCGGGGACCGGCTTGCCGGCACTCTTGTAGTGGCTGCGCAGATGCGCCTTGGCCTTGGCGATGGCCTCGGGGCTGTGGCCGGACAGTGAACCGACTCGCCCGGCGGCGGCCGACAGGCCGTCCAGGTTCAGGGAGCCGTCCGGGTCGTGGTGCGGCAGGAAGCACCGCTCCTTCGGGCTGCCGTCGCCCGGGTCGCAGGCGGCTGCCGCCTTCTGGTACTGCTCCGGGGTGAACCGGGAGGCCGAGCCATCCCAGGCCATCTCTGTCACGGTCTGGTCGGAGAAGTGCCCTTCCTCGGCCAGCATGTTCTCCTTCAGCCGCTTGTCCTTCGGGGTGCCCTTGGACGGCTTCCCCTTGGCCAGGGCCTCGGATTCGATCGCGCTCGTCACGGTGCTGTCTCCCTCCGCCGCGTGGAGCGCGGCCGGTCGGTCATTCGTTTCGTCGGTCGCGCTCGCTGTTGTCGCGTCGTCGGTGACGTTCTGCCAGACGGCGACGAGAAAGCCCCGGCACGCGTTGCCGTGCGCGGCACCCGAGCAGTCCTTGTAACCCATCACCGGGTAGGCGTTGATGGCGTCGGCGAGGGACGCGAACGGGGTGCCGTCGATGGCCTTGCACGGGCCGCAGGTCCGGCGGTCCAGGATCTCGCTGGCCTGGTACGTCTCAGCGGCTGGAGCCGCTTCGAACACAGCGAGCCGGCCGGCATTCTGCGCGGCCGTCATCGCCGACCCGACCGCGCCGCGCATGCCGGGCTTGTCGTCCGCCAGAGCCCGGTCCACGTCGCCGGCCACGGCCTCCGGGCTCGCCCCGGAACGCAGCAACCCCGACAGCATCCGCTTGGCTGCCTGGAGCATGGACCCGGCGATCAAGTCGGAGGTGAACTGCGCGACGGAAGACAGCAGGCGCCGGCCGCCGAGCCCCGCAGTCACCGCGTCGCCGTCGTCGGCGGGCAAGCGCCACTGAGGGACCGTCACGCCCTGCGCCTCAGCCTCCCGCTGGCAGGCGCGGCCCGCCTTCAACGCGTACTCGTCCATGAGGGCGAGCAGCACCCCGGCCGCGTCCCGGGTGTTCAGCGTCAGGTCCGGCAGGGCGGTTGGGTCATCGGCCGCAAGTCGCTGCGTGATCTGCGTGCGCAGGTCCAGGCGCCATGCGGCGGTCACCGATGCCAGAGCCTGGAGCGCCCGGGTCGTCGCGGCCTCCCAGTCGTGGTGCACTGAGGCGAAGTCGACGCGCGCGGCCACCTCCAGCTCGGTCGGTTCCCGGCGCAGCGGTCCGAGTGCGGCGGCCGTTAGGTTGACGGCCTGGCCCCCGAGCGGGATATCCCGGTCATCGTCGCCGAAGGACAGCCGGATGCGGTCGAACGTCACCGGCCCGAGCCTCTTCTCCAGCTCCGGGAGGAACGCGGGATCGTCGCTGTAGGCAGCGCACGTGTGTGCCACCCAAGGGCTGTGCTGCTTCGGGATGTCGGGGAAGTCCCCGTTCAGGGCCGCCAGGGTCATCCCGATGACGTCCCCGGTGATGAGCCGTGCCTCTTCCAGGGTGCTGTCGGCCGGGCCACGGTCCGGGTTGTCCCCGACGGACCACACCCAGGACGGCGTGTCACTGTCGGCGTTCCAGTGGGCTGCGCCGAAAATCTTGCACTGAACCGGGGGCACGTCGTCCACCAGCTCTAGCACGGCCGCTTCCATTGCGTCCCGGGCTTCCGGCGTAAACACCGACCCGTCCGACCCGAGGTACAGCAGCGTGCAGTGCAACTCCTCGGCCGGCTCGCCGCCGGGGACCGCGAGGCGCGCGGCGTCCTCGGCCGTCGGCATGAGCGCGATCATCCCGCCCGAGGTGTGGTCGTCGTCTTCCGTGTCGACTGCGGCGGCCGTCAGACCGCACCGGCGCTCAGTGGGCTGGGGCATGGCCGTTCACCGCCCTCGGGACCAGGGATGTGGAGATCATGGCCGTGGTGTCGGCGTAGGGGCTGCGGCCGTCGATGACGAGGCGGCCGAAGGCGTCCAGGTGGCACAGGTACGTTCCACTGCTCCCGGGCCGCACCGACGGGGCGGCCGTGGCGACCGCATGCGTGAACGGGCAGGAGTACTCGTGCTCTCCGCACAGCCCGGGGTGCAGCAGGTCCCACCGGCCGGCCGCGCCGACCTTGAGCATGTGCTGGGTCCGGGCCTGCTGCACGAGACGTTGCGCGCGGGCCTCGGCCGCCGCCTGGCTCGGGGGCGTCTTCCCGCCGGCGGCCTGGCTCGGTGGCGACTGCTGGTCGCCCTGTTTCGGCGGTCCGGTCTGCTCGGCCGTCGGCGGTGGCTCCTTCGCAGCAGGCGGCGCACCTCCCGTCACACCCGGGGCGCCGGTGTCCATGTCGAGCACCTTGTGCCCGACCAGCTTGTCCAGGGCCGACGGCGCCGCGTTGGGCACCGTGCGCAGCAGGAACTTCAGACCGATCTCTTCCAGGTCGTCCGGCGTCGGAGCGTCGTCCTCGTCGAATCCCATCTCCCGGCGCAGCGCGTCTCCGCTCAGCTCCTGCCGGTCGTAAGCGATGACGGCATTGCTGCTGCGGTCGGGCTTGATGGCGAGCTCGGACATGTCGTACCAGACGACCCAGTCCGTCGGGTCTTCGCCGGACGCTTCGAGCCGGGGCTGGAGGTAGCCGCGCGTCAGGGCGTCGCAGATCAGCTCTGCCAGCGGGGCGATGTGGGCCTTCAGCGCACCTTCGTCGATCTGCCACGCGGACCAGTGGTTCGACTTTCCGGTGCCCAGCAGGATCTCGGCGGGAATGTCCAGCTTCATGGACAGGCGCCGGATCGCGCTGTCCCGCTTCTCGATGATTTTCTCATCGATCTTCAACGTGAAGTCGATGTGCCGAATCTTGTCGATGGCCTCGGCCGGGCCGACCAGCGGAATCGGGACGACGGCCGATGCCGTACCCGGGTTCTTGATGGCCGTCGCGGCGATCTCGATCCACTCCGCCATCAGCGGGTTCGGCTCGTCGGCGAACTCTTCCCGCACCGGGAAGCTGATCTCATCCGGGATGGCAAGGACGCCGGCGGACGCGAGCCGGCTCAGGTACTCGGCCGTGATCTTCCGGTTGACCAGCTCCAGCTCACGCAGAGTCTCCCGGGCGCTGCGGGACGGGGAATCGGCCAGGTGGTAGTAGCGGTCGTGCGGACGCCACACGCGGACTACCAGGTGGTCGTCGGCGAGGTCGCGCCAGTCCTGGCCGATGTTCACGGCGTCTTCATCGATCACCTGGTACTGGCCGGACTGGACGCGGATCTCGTCCACGGAGCGGACCTGCCACCGCTCCACCTTGCCAACGGCCTCACCCACCAGGTAGCCCTCACCGGGAAGGGCGAGCTGGACCGCCAAGCGCTTCATGAGCTGTGCCTGGCCGCCGACACCCCCGCCAAGCCGCATCATCAGGTCCGACGCCGGGCCGGTGGTGACGATTTCCGGTTCGTCCTGGTCGGGCTGGAGTTTTGCCGCGCGCAGACGGATCCGGCTGACCATGTTGGACTGCCACAGGATCCCGAAGTTGAACTCCCCCACGGTGTCGTGGAAGGCCCACACCTCGTTCTGCCACTTCTCCGTCCTGCGCAGGAACTGCGTCTCGGGCCCGCGCGGCGGTGCGGCTGCGGCGGTCAGTGCGTCAGGAGCGGCGGGTGTCGGCAGGGGCTCGGGCGTGTAGGCCGCACGTCCCCGGAAGACGTCGTACCACGGCATTCGGCCTCCCCGGTTCGGATCCGGTGCGCATGGTAGCCGCGATCATCCGAATAGCCGTTTTCACGGCGAACGAGGACGCTACGGACGGCCCGGCCGGTACTGCTTGCCTGGCCCGCGCCGGCGGTTGTCCCGCTGCTCCTGCAACTCGCCGAAGCTGGACGCGCCCTGGCGCCGCTTCAGGTGGCGGATGTTGTTGGACGGGATGCCGACCTTTGGAGGGCCGTAGATGGCCAGCAGGTCGGACGCGTCCTGCGAGGCGTACCCGGCGGCTTCCATCGACTCCTCGTCCGGGAAGACGTCCGCGTGCCGGTCGCGCTCCCGGTCCACGAGGTGGTCCTGCGTGCCGCCGAGGGAGTAGCACCAGTGGAAGTTCACCGGCGGGTCAGGCTCCACGTGTTCCTTGAACAGGCGAATTTCCTTGGTGTACGTGTAAAAGGTGGTTGCCGGGGTGGCGCGAATGACGCGCAGCCAGGCGTCCAGATACTCCGGGCTGAAGAAGTCCCCGGAGTCGTGGATACGCACGTGCCGCCCGGCGTACCGCTGGTGAGTCAGTTCCTCGGCCATCCGGCGTTCCCAGCCAGGCAAGTCGTCCAGGATCATCGCCAGGTTCCGCTCGTGAGCAGCAAGAACGCCTGAGAAGCGATAGGTGCCGGTGCGGGCGTAACACAGCTTCGCGCAGGCGCCGGCCGACGGACAGGTGTTGTACGTCCGGCCGT